AGGATTTGAGAGTACTCACCAAAGTTTGAGTTAAGGTCAATACCCTCATCATCAAGGCCAGTACCAACGTCAAAGTTAAAGAAACTACCAGACTTGGAGGCCCAAACGTGACCAGGCTGTGCTGTCGATCCAGCAAACCACAGTCGCCCTTCGTGGAATGTAACTGCACCAGGATAACCGCGCAAGGTAGAGTAAGACTGCTCGTACCACTCAGGGGTTGGGGCTGTAGAAGAAATCTCTACTGAGCCGCCGCCAATAGCAGAAGAAGATGCGTTAGAGCCAGCAGTATACTCAAATGTGTTTAGATCAATAACACGGCTTACTGTTTTTGTTCCTTCGATGTGAGTTGCATTAAGGCCGCCCAAAGCACCCACACGATCAATATCAAAAGAGTTACCAACAGCCAGGCCATGCAAAGCCATAGTAACTTGAACAACACTAGTGCCATCAAACACTTCAATAGAATCTGGAAGCAGTCTACGAAGAATTGTTCCAGTAACGTCCACAGTAACTTCAGTTGCACTAACATAAGTCTTAATCTCACAAGGCGTGTTGCCAATCAGCAAGTACGACCCAACATGATCTGCAACAAAATAATCTCCACTAGATGTAACAGTAACACCAGTTCCTGTAATAGCGGAAGGGGTTAATGTCATTCCAGGGGGCTGAAACTTAAAATACGGGTGCGTAGGAGTTCCATCGCTACCATTGTTATCAAAAGTAAATACTTCTGATGCAAATGCTTTTAAGCCAGTTCTACGCAGTACTCTCGTTGCAATGGTTGGGTGACAGATAATCGTTACATCACCAGAGGACGCAAGGGTAAGATTAGGAATAATTTCTGTAGTCCAGGGACAATCCGTTGCCCCGCTCAAAGTAACTGGGGTTGTGTCAACCTCACCAGTAGAGGGGTTAATAAAGAAAATATCCAGCGCGTTATTCTTAAAGCACAGGATGTACTCCTCATCATCAGAGAAAGTAAAAGGCTCTGCGCGAACCTCAAGACGATTGGCTGTGTTTACACTATCAGAGAACTTGTAGATAAACTCTCCACCAGGACGCTTCTTTACACCACCCTCGTTAAGAATAATAAAGTTACGCACCTTTTGACCGCCAGCCTGATAGACTGCGGCATCGACACGAGATGTAAAGGATGGGCTTAGTTCACCGTATTGAAAGCTGTGAAGCGGTATCTTTAGCTTAGCCATTATGACCGCCTTTCGTTGATGAACCTCGATGTCGTTAGTTTGCGTGTAGTGTTTTGCTGGCTGTCCAGGTTACGCGCCTTTGACATCAGGATAGATTTCTTCTGCTCCATGATGGAGGTCAGAGATTCGTTACGAGCAATAGAACTAGCAAAGATAGCCGCCAGGCTATACTCAACAGCGAGCGTAAAGTAAGAGGGCCAGTTGATTTCTTCAGCGCGGAATATAAAGTCTGCAATAACTTCCTCATTCTCGCTCGCATCACAAAAAACCTTATCGCCATATACTGTGTAATTAATTGGTTGGTCTGCAACAGTAACCGCATTTAACATAAGCGTTCCTGCTGGCAGTTGGTATGCGGCATCAAAGCGACCCGTAGGTTCTTCTGATAGCCGAGCAAGTTGGGCTTGTTCAGTGGCAAAACGCCAGCGTGTGTCGCACAGACTTGCTTGCGCCACATCTTCATACATATTTACAGCAACCAGAGCCTCGGTTGTATTATCTTCAAACGAAGTAATAGGCTCTGCTCCAATAAGGATCAAAGCCCGTGAACAAATGTCGATTGCACTATTAGCTACTGTGGATGCCATGTCGCCTCGCTATCGGTAGTAATGAGGGGCAGGGCGAACCTGCCCCTCCAAACACTAGACTTAGTTGTTGTCCAGAAGTTCGTAGATGCCGTTGCTGTCGATAGCAACAGAACCCATGCTCATGTGAGCAGTTACCAAGTGAGCCACTTTCTGTGGAACGTAGTTCACTTCGGTAGCGACATCTGAACCAACAGCCAGGCCAACAGCAGAACTGTGGTAGGCGAAGTTCTTGCCACCAGCAACAGCAGACGTTGAGAAGATCTTGAAGCCCAAGAACTCTTTCATTGTCATGCCGCCAGCGAATGGCAGGTTTTGGTCGCCAACGTAATCGCTTGATGCGAACTCGTTGATGCTGAACAGGTCAGCATAACCAGCAGGTGACATAGCGATGTAACGCTGTCCGTCTTCTGGAATGTCGGCTGAACCAAACAACTCGAAAGTTGTCAGCAGGTCGCCTTTAACCAGAGCACCACCAGTGTCAGCAACTTGTGTTGCGTTTGCACCAGCGTCCATAGCGGCGACGATCAGTTCGTCGGTCTTACGGCCAAGTGCATAGGCAGCTGACTGAGCAACAGACTGACGCTCGTCGATGTTGATTTTCAACTCGTCCAGCTTGTCGATGTACTCAGGTGCATAGTGATCGGTCAGTGTGGCAGTTACGTTGGTGTGTGCCAACTCCATGCCAGTAACGTCACCGTTGCGTGTTTTGGTATTGGCAGTGCCTTTACCGATGATTTGGAATTTTGCAGTAGAGCCAGTTACATTGCTTGCTTGGCGAACAGTGTTGCGGAGTTTCGAACCCATACGCTGATAAGCAAGGTGAACCTCAGACTCGAACTGCGTGATAAAGGCTTGGTCGATTGTATTAGCCATTTTCAATAGTCCTTATAAAAGAAGTTTACATTAATGTCAGGAATGGTTGTCCGAGCATCGCATCATCTGGTTATCCCTATGTGGGGCCATCCGCTATCAACGGGCCGCTAACAGAATGATAATGCCTGAAATGGTGCATTTTTGCAACAGAAAAAGGGAACGCCCGTGTGGACGCTCCCTCTACGCTTCTGGGGGTAGCGTATTATTTGTAGAGTTTAGCAAACCCTTCATCGACTTGCTTAACAAACTCAGCGTCACGCTGGACGTTATTCCAGTAACGAGGGTCTTTCATCATAGACTCAAGTTCACCTTTGGACAGACCAGTGGTTGCTGTTTCTTCGCTAGATACTGCCTGTCCTTGCATCTCGCCCATAACAAACTCAAGAAGCTGAATGCCCTCGGCAGTTTCACCAAGACGAACAATCTCATCGCTGAGTTCTTCTGGTACAGTTTTCTTAGCCCACAATGCCACAGCCTCGATACGAGCCTCTGCATTATCGCCCAACTTAGCGGCCTCTGCCTCAAGGTCTGGGCCATCTCCAATGAACTGAGACAGTCCTTGCTCAAACTCTTCTTGGCTCATGCCCTTTTCCCAGGCAAGTTTTGACCACCAATCAATGTTTGGATCGTCGGCTAGTTCTTCAGTTCCCTCTGGTAGTGTGTAGTCACCAGCACTCTCAGGGCGACTTTCATACTTTGATGCTTCAAACTCTTCAGCCAAAGCCTTTTTGATTTCTTCCTCACCCTTACCCAGCTTACCTTCCAGTGCTGAGTACGAAGTCACAAGGTCTTCTGGTGTCTTAAACTTTTCGGGCAACCACTCTGGGCGGTCACTTGTTTCTACCCCTGTCGCTTCTGCGTCAGGTGCAACACCTTCTGGTGCTACATTATCTGTTGCTTCCGTCATTTGATTCTACTTTCTCTGCATGTTTAATTCGTCTCTCGATGAGACCTACAAAATAACGCTGGCCCTCCAAGTGTCGGAGTTCGCCATCGCTAATGCCCCCGCCGCTTACCGCATCCAATGTAATGGAACGGAAGTAGCGCAGAACCTCTTTGCCCTCTGGTGTGTTGAAGAGAGCCTTAATATTTCGTGATAACCTTTGGTCTTCCTCTTGTGGGCGAGGAAACCCATCTACTCCAATGTGCGACATCTATTCTCCACTGCCACCCTGCATTTGCATCATCTGTTGCATTTGCGCCATCTGTTGCATTTGCTGTTGTAAGGCTTCTCGATCAGCCTCATCCCTAATCAATCCGTCTGGAACTCCAAACTTCTTAGCAAGGTAGACCGCAGTTTCTTCTGAGTCAATCAACATATTAACCATATCAGGGCCAAAGTTTACACCGACCAACTCTAGGAAACGAGCCACAGTTGTAATGTCTTGGTTAGACTGAGCCTGTGCCAAAGGTGACACACTGCGAACCTTTACCTCACGGCCATTGACTGTAGGCAGGTCAATACGTCCCTGCTTCTTGAGAATGTAAACTACACGCTGAAGGATAGGCTGAACCATCTCTGCTTGCAGTCGGCCAAACGCAGAACCAATACGACGAGACAAGTCTGCCATACGCTCCGCAATCTCTGTAGCTGTAGCTGGTGTACGGTTTGGATCACCCAGCATATCATTATACAGCGCACGTTTAATGTTCATACGCATGTCATTTAGAACAAGGCTTGCCACATCAAAGCTACCTGCCGCAGCTACTGGCTGCAATCCACCAGAGCCAGGGGCTTTAGGAATA